CGGTCAAATGGTCTATTCCTGCCGAGCAATTTGTTCAGCCGCTCGATGCAGCTAAGCCTGATGGTGACCGTAATTATGAACCGCAAAGTGATATGACGACAGCGCCTCAGCATGTAGACACACTACGTTCTGAAACACGATGTCCGATTTGTCACGCTGCGGATATGGAAACAGACCCGGATGGAATTATGCGTTGTCCAACATGCGGCCACGTACAAGAACCTGATCCGGTAGACAATCCTGATCTAGGTATTGCACGAGATGTTGATCTTCGACAGGATTCCACTGACGTTCGCAATCCAGATGGCGAGCCGGAAGTCCCAGCAACCAACCCGCTTGACTCTGTTGAGTTTTCTCCGATGGACGCAACTCCATCGCCGGTTGCTGCTAGAAAAGATAGTACAACCAACGAGGGAATTAGTGAGATGTTCACAACATTAATGCGAACTTCAAACAGAGATGAGGCTGTAGCAGCCTTGACGGGAGAGGTAAAGACCGCTCGCGTCGAGCGTAAGCTAGGTGCAAACGGTATTCACCGTGGTATCTACGATGCTGCGCGTGAGGCTGGCCTTTCGGTCAAGGTTGCTTACCCTGCTGTAGAAGACGAAGAGAACTTCGTCAACATTCCTGGCGAGAACGGAGTCTTTAATCTCTTCTTCGCACAGGAATCCGCGTCAAAGCTTAAGGTTCCGGTAGCCGAGGTTCCGATTGTTCTTGAAGCTTCGTCAGTTGACGAGCTAGATAAGTTCATCGAAATTCTTGAGACTACTGAGAAGCCTGCAAAGCGCCGACATGCTTCTGAAGACACCATTCTTCCAGCGGATGCTAAGCCATCCGACGAACCGAAGGATGCCACTGTTCTTAAGGATGAACATGAAGTGCGCGAAACAAAGACTGTAACAGTAACCGAAGACACAGTTGAGATGGACGGCAAGTCCTTCAAGCTAGTCGAGATTACTGATGATGAACCAAAGGCCGAGGCTGAAGAGCCTGAGTCTGAGGACAAGCCTGAAGACGAGAGTGAAGATTCTAAGTCAGACGAACCTGCTAAGGAATTGGCAGATGAAGTTGCTGATGAAGATGAAAAGGAATCTAAGCTTCTCGCAGCATTCAAGATTGCTGATCTAGCTGTTGAATTGGGACTCGTTCAGAACGAGGGCAAGATGGCGTTCATTGCTGAACTCGAAGAGGAAAGCCTTGATCAACTTGCAGCCCGCGAAACAACTATGCAAGCAGTTAAGGCGGCAGGACTTTCCAAGTCCGCTCGCCGCGTTCCTGGCATCAAGCGTGTACCGCGCCTAAGCCACGCCGTAACCGCTTCAGCGAACGGCAGCACACCAAACGATACTCCTGATGAGGCATTGTTCCTCTAAAGGAATAGGAGAATACCAGACTCACACTATAAACCTGTACTTACCTCGGTGAGTAATAGGTGAGAGGGAGACTGAATTTACCATGATTAGAGCAAATAAGCCATCGCGAATGTTCCAGAAGCGCACGATCCGACCGCTTTACGGTTGGCACAGCGCGGTACCGTACGCTTGCTTCCTAGACACAACGGCAGTAGCAACAACGGTTCTTTACCCTGGACAAGTCGCGGTTAAGACCACGGGCGAGCAGATGGACTACGCACGCGCAGACGGTGCGATTTCGTTCGGTCTATTCAATAACTTCATCAATGGTGACATGGATGGGTTGTCGGGTGGTACCGAGATTTCAGTATGGGTCGGCGGTCGTGACGCAGTGTTTGAAATTCTTGCAGGCCCATCTTCAACAGAGACTCCGCTTGATTCTACGGTTACGTGGACAAGCCTTAACGCTACTCGCGGTGGAGTCGCTCTTTACCCGAACTCGGCTGGTCGTCTAACGAACACAGCAGGATCGGAGAAGCGAGTTGCACGTCTCATCGAAGCCGTTTCCAACACCAAGATTGTCGTCCAGCTTGACCTTGCGACGGCGTAATGATGGGAGACTAACGAAATGTCCTTTGATCCTAACAGAAAGGCCGTTAAGAGTGACGACTACGTAAGCAAGCTTGCTGGCGTACCGAAGCTTTCAGACGAGCAAAAGACAGCGAAGTTGCAGCAGATTTGGTCTGCGGACACCGATGCTGACAAGCGTGGCGCATTCCGCCGCATTGGTCAGGGTATGGTTGGCCCGATTCAGATCAAGCTTAAGTACGAAGGTATCGGCCGCAACATCCTAGTGGAAGACCCGCTTGAGCGTGGATTCCCAATGCCATACGAGGTTCTTGACGACCTTGGTCAGGCGTACGTCCTTAACCAGACTGACGCTGAAGTCAAGACTACACCGTTCGAAGGTAAGTGGGTACCACCGACGCTCTTCCGCATTGCTTCCTTTCCGTACATCCGTAAGGAAGACCTTTACTTCCTTCGCGCTAACATCGTTGAGCATGCTCAAGAGATGACCCGCGAAGCAATTATGAAGCAGGAAGACGGTCGTCTTCTAACCCTTCTCGCATCAGCTATCACCGACTACGGTGCTGATGTTAACCACGTAATCACTCCTGATCACGTTGTTGAGATTGGTGCAGGCAACCCGCTTGATCTAACGGACTTCTATGATGCAGTTAGCCGCGTTCAGCTTCACGAACTTTCGGTTAGCCGTGTCCTCTTGAACCCGGTCGATCTTCGTGACCTTTACACCTGGGATGTTAACATCACGGGTTGGGACTTCAAGGATCGTGTTGTTCGCGGTGAAACCATCACGCAGTTCGGTGAATTCACCTTCCAGACATCGATCATGGTTCCACAGGGAACGATCTTCCTAGTACCTGATCCGAACTTCTTGGGTGTCATGCCTATCATGTACTCCCTCGACGTTGAAGAGAACAACCAGATCGAGCAGTTCCGACGCGGTTGGGTCTTCGATGAGTTGATCGGAATGCTCGTCCTTAACCCACGAGGACTTGCAGCAATCAAGAAGGTCTAAAGCTTCTTGACATAGAGTATGCGAAGGGGC